CAAAGAAGCAGAGAAGCTTTATATGAAAACCCCAATGGGTAAAGCAAGATGGATTAAGAAGAATGAAGATGGAACTATTGATCCTACTTCAGACAAATTAAGCTATGGAACTATTCTTAACTTACCTAATGGTCAAGGCTATGGATATTTACGCGATGCAATTACTAAAGTCATAGAAGAAATTAAAACATATGCGCCAAGAGTTATATTACTTGGTCACGTTAAAGATGCTATGATTGAAACTAAAGGTGTTGAAGTAAATTCTATGGATCTAGATTTAACAGGTAAAATAAAAAGAATTATATCTTCGCAATCCGATGCTATAGGATATCTGTATCGTAAGGGTAATCAAAACGTATTAACCTTTAAGACTAAAGATGACGTAGCATGTGGAGCACGACCTATTCATTTAAGAAATCAAGATATTATAGTATCTGAAATGAATGATGAAGGGTTAGTGACTCATTGGAATAAAGTATATATTGATTAATTTAAACAGTTTAAAAAATGGGATTAGGTATTGAAATTCCTAGTGGAAACGGGACATCTGGAGGTTATAAAGGTATAAATCCAGGTAATTACAAAGCAAAGATTAATAAGCTAGAACTATGGGCTAGAGATTATTATAAGCCTGAAGAGAATGCTTTATATTTAGTATTGAAAATGGAGACAGTAAAGCCTTCACCTGACTTTGAAGGTTATCCAATTAATCAGGATGATCCTGATGGACCTAAACATGAGGGTCTTGTGGGTAATGTAAGGTATAGTTCTTATCCTTATAAAGACGGATTCAACACAAGAACTAATAAGAATGAAACTCGTGATTCCAAAATTCTAAAAGATCTTTTGAATCTATGTATGGAACTAGGTATTGTAGATTGGTTTAAGAAATATAATAATAACCTAACTACAATTGAAGAGTGGATTGAGAAATGGAATGAAGAAAAACCTGCAGAAGGTACATACTTAGAAGTATGTATTGGTGGCGAGGAATATCTTGCAAAAGATGGTAACATCAAGAAGACTTTATATTTTGTAAAGAGTGAACAAATAGATGATGTATGGTATAACCCATATAAAGGTTTGCTTAATGCTAAGAAAAAAGTTATTAAGTTTGATGAAGCACGTCACTTTAAGAAAGCACAAACTAAACAAGTACAAAGTTTTTCTCCAGAAGATATTGATCTTAATGTAGAAATGCCTGAAGTAGAGAAGCCTGCTGTAGAAATAGATCTTTCAGACTTCGACCTATAAACCAAACTAATCTTAAAGAGGGGAGGTAATACTCCCCTTTTTTATTATTTCTGATATGGTAGCAAGAAAGTATGTATTTTTTGTAGAGGATGTACCATCACAATGGATATTTGAGCACTACCTTAACTTGACAGAGAAGCTAACAGGGCAATCACTTAAGATGCTTTCCATATTTAAAACAGAGAAGACTCCTTCTATGTGTATATATGTAGGTGAAAAAAGTGAATATATGTTTAAAGATTTCTCAAGTTCAAAAGGAGGTAATGGTGTAGCATTAGTTGCAGAACTTTATGGATTAGACTATAAGGATGCCGCTATGAGAATCAAGTCAGATTACGAAAACTATATAAACAATGAGGATCTACCTGTAGCATATGCTAAATCAATAACTGCACATAGTAGATACAAAGTTGCTTACTGCAAGGTAAGATCTTGGAATACTGCAGATGCAGCATATTGGACTAAGTTTGGAATAAGCTCTGAGATTTTAGATGAATATAACGTAAAACCATTAGAGTATTATGTTATGAAAAGAATGGATAGTCAAGGTAATCAGGAAAAGATTCAAATAGAAAGACATGGTATCTATGGGTATTTTACTCAAGATGGTATTCTATCCAAAATATATCAGCCAGGACTTACAAGTAAGAAGTTTATAAAAGTTGCAAATTATATTCAAGGTTCAGATCAATTAAAAGGTAAAAAGTATCTTATGATATGCAGTTCACTTAAAGATGCAATGGCTATTGTGGCTATGAAGTTTAATCACATAGATGTAATTGCGCCTGACAGTGAGAATACAATGCTACCTGATGAGCTCCTTAAGGAATTCAAAAGTAAGTATGAAGCTATATTCACCATCCTAGATGATGACGTAGCAGGTATAAAAGCAATGCACAGATATAAAGAGGAGTATGGTATAAACTATGTACATCTACAGATGTCCAAGGATGTATCAGATTCTGTAAGAGATTATGGTCTGAGTAATGTGCGTATTATAATATATAATACACTAGTAAAATTATTAAAATGAGTTGGTTATATAATGGTGTTGAGTTCACCGATGAGATGATACCTGAAGGAGCAGTAGGGTTTGTCTACCAAATGACAGCAATTATAAATGGTAATGCTGTAATGTATATAGGTAAAAAGAACTTCTATGCTAACCGTAAGGTAAAGCTAGGGAAGCGCGCTACTCTTGCACTGGAAGACAAGCGCCTTAAAAAGTACAAGCAAGTATCTAAGTTAGATTATCATAAGTATTATAGTAGCAATGACGTAATGAAGGCAGCAAGTAAAGCTGGAATACAAATCAAACGTGAGATACTAATGATATGCTTCAGTGCAACAGAGCTCACCTATCAGGAGGCTAAGCATCTATTCTGCAATGATGTGCTTGACAATCCATTATATCTCAACTCTAACATTTTAGGTAAATTTTATAAAACAAAGTGATATGGAAGATTATATTAATCATTGGGGATTAGCAATGGAATATGCTGAATCTAAATAAAAAAAAATAAATATGAATAGCTTCAAAGAAATAAGAAATAAATATAATTATATAGGATTAGTTCAGCTTGTAGAACCTGAATATGGTGGTGATTATGGATATGTGATTTATTATAAACCAAATTACTTAGCTGTATTACATTGGAACAAAGGATTTAAAACTTATGAAGCAGCTGAAGAAGCTAGTTTAATTGAATTAAATAAAATTATTAAAACTTTAAAAATTGAAGACTGATGAATACTAATGAAGATTCATTAGCAAGAGTAACAAAAGATTTAATGTTTTCTGAACCATTCTATGGATTCATGCTAGCCGCAATGAATAAAACATGGGATAAACAAGTAGGAACAGCATGTGTATCAGTAACAGGAATTAACTTTAGTCTAACTATTAATCCTGAATTTTGGAACACTCTATCTAATGATCAAAAGAAAGGTCTTCTTAAACACGAACTATTGCATATAGCATTCTTTCATCTATCTGATTTTACACATCTATCAGATAAAAAGATTGCTAACATGGCTATGGATATTGAGATAAATCAATATATCGATAGCATATGGCTACCAGAAGGAGCCTTACTACCAAGTACATTTCCAGAACTTAAGCTTGAAGAGAAACAAGGTACTAAGTATTATTACGATAAACTTCATAACCTTAAACAAGAGATACAAGAGAAAATCAAAAGTGCAATTGAAAATGGTGAGTCCTCAGTTACTTTAGATGACGGTACAGAAATAACTTTAACTAATCATGATTGGGAGGAGTTTGATAATCTAGATGAAGGTACCCAAAAAGTAATTAGAGAACAAACAGCAGGCGTGTTAAAAGAAGTAGCTGAGCAAGTATCAAAATCAACAGGTCATTTACCTGGAGAGATTATAAATATAATTGAGAAGCTAACTAATATACCACCTCAAAAGTTTGATTGGAGATCTTATGTTAGAAGATTTACAGGTAGGTCTACTAAAACATATACGAAGAAGACTAGGAGAAAACTTAGTAAGAGATATGAAGAGAATCCAGGACTCAAGATCAAGCAACAGAAACACATACTAGTAGGTATAGATACTTCAGGTTCTGTAAGTAAAAATGAACTCGTAGAATTTCTACAAGAGATTCATCATATAACTAAAACAGGTAATGAAGTGACTATTGTGCAGTGTGATACAGCTATCTCACATGTAGGTAAGTATAATCCTAATGAAGATTATAAAATACATGGCAGAGGTGGTACAAGTTTCCAACCAGTAATAGATTACTATAATGAACATTTCAATAAGATCAGTTGCCTTATATACTTTACAGATGGGGAAGCCTCTCCTCCTGTAAATGCAAAAGGTAAAATCTTATGGGTGCATAGTAGTGCAAGTCAAATCAATGAAGAATTACCTGGAGAAAGTATAAAACTAGATATATGAAATGTTGTATTTGTGGTGCCAAGATGGATGATAAGTATGGTAATAATCCTTGGCCTATTAAAGTAGAGTCTAAAGAAGATAGATGTTGCAATAAGTGCAACTGGAATGTAGTAATACCTGCAAGAGTAAATCGATATATTAATTTAACTGAAAACAAAAAAGATGGGAAAGGTTAGACTAGAAAGTAAAGAGTTAAAAGAGTTCTTAGAACACATAATTAAAAACAACCAGCACATTCAAGAGAAAGGAAAAAATCCTATTGCTGTAGAAATTATTGGTGAATCAGGTATGGGTAAGACAAGTGCCGTGATTCAACTTGCACAAGAACAAGGTTTAAGCTTTGTTAAACTAAACTTAGCTCAGATAGAAGAGTTAGGTGACCTAGTAGGATTTCCTATTAGACAATTCAAATTAGTAAAAGATACACCGTCAGGAATTAAAATTCAAAAGTGGGTAGATGAGACTGCGGTAGATGAACATATTAAACAGGAGTTTAAGTTTACAGGAGAAAAGAGAATGTCATACTGTCCACCAGAATGGATTGCAGATAAAGCAGGAGGTGGTATACTATTACTAGATGACTGGAATAGAGCAGATGTAAGATTCATACAAGCAGTAATGGAACTAGTAGACAGACAAGAATATATCTCATGGAAGCTTCCTAAGAACTGGCATATAATTCTAACTGCTAACCCTGACGATGGTAAGTATTTAGTAAATAGTA